GGATGTGCTTGACACCATCACAGAGCAGTATATCCGTGACCTGACCGCATTTCAGGCATCGACCGCCAATGCCCTGCACGGGTTGTCCACAGGTCTCAGTGAGGTTTCCGCACAGGCACATTCTCATTCCAATAAGGCTGTTCTTGACAACATCACGCAGGAAATGCTGGATGACATGGGCTCCATTTCAACTGTGGTCGGTCAGGCACACTGGCATCACAACCTTACAACGCTGAACAGCATCACAGAGTCTCATGTTTCTCGCTGGAATGAGGCATACACTGCCGCTATGAACCTCAACGAGCGTGTGGGCGTGAATGAGGGCGTATTTGAGCGTTTTAAGACGGAAATCCTCTATGATATGCAGGGCGCTAAGACCTCTATCACAGACATTTATACGAGACTTGCAGCTCTCGAAACAGCGCTCTCCGGTGTAGAGGACGCACTGGCAGCTATCGTGGAGGTGAGTGAATGAGCATTGCAAATTATCTGACAGCTCTCGATGAGCAGAGGGATGCTTTGGCACGAAATCTTACAACGATGGGTGTATCTGCATCGGAATCTGAAAAGCTAAATACGCTCGTGCCGAAGGTGCTGCAAATCCCACAGTCAAAGCCGGATATCACGCTGTTCAAGGCATCCATCGATACGCTCCACGACTACGGCGAGAAGGTATATACCTTCTACAATGACGGGTATCGCTCACTTTCGGGCTTCACAGAGAATTATCCGCATTTCTGCTGCGAGGAAAACGGGTACGCGATCTACTACAATCAGCCGGATTTCAACTGGGGGCAGCCCATTTACACGATGTGTGTAGAGTCCGTTCACATCAGCAACAATAATAAGATCATGATGAGCTACAAGTCCGGGGCAACAGATATCGGGGAGATGTGGCTTGTTCCGAAAAGCAATGAGATGCTTTCCCCGGCGGATACGGCAAGATATATCTACGAGTCCATTCAGAACAATACAGCAATTTCAGTGCCGTTTGGCTGGCTCGGCTCTGTCGGAAACTATATCAATGTACTGCACGAATGTAGCGGCATCAACACAGGCGACTATTATCTTGCGTGGAAGGCGATCACTGACAACACCAGTCCAATGATCCGCTCGGTCAAAATCGTGGATGTGACAATTTGAGGAGGATGTTGAAATGAAAGAAAATATCTGTACTGCCGCCGGAGTGATCGGCGGCTTTTTTGCGGCACTGCTCGGCGGATGGGATTCGGCTCTCATCACGCTTGTGCTGTTCATGGCAATCGACTTCACAACCGGCTTGATCGCCGCTTCTATGGGCAAATCCAAGCACAGCAAGACCGGCAGACTCAGCTCGAAAGCCGGCTGGGTGGGACTTGCGAAAAAGTTCTGCATTCTGCTCATGGTTGTGGTCGCTGTCCGTATGGACATTCTGATCGGCACGACCTACATCCGTGATGCAACGTGTATCGGCTTCTGCGTGAACGAGCTGCTTTCGATTATTGAGAACACCAGTCTTATGGGTATCCCGTATCCGCCCGCAATCAAAAAGGCTATTGAGGTTCTTCAGAAACGCGCATCGCATATTGATGACGAAATCCAGGAAATGATCGATCAGATGGAGGACGGCGATAAAAAGTAATGCAGCCGATCACTCGACTGCATTACAAAAGGAGATGGTGTATTAGAGATCAATCTTATAGTCAGGCGCACCTTCACCGTTGACGGTGTAGTATGCGGCGTTTTCTTCGGGCTTGACGTAAACACGGAATTCGGTCACGACCTTACGCTTATGCGTAGACTTGTACGCCTTATATGCCTTTTCTGCAATATCGCTGATATCGAATTCAGCATCAGCGACCTGAAGCGTGGTGATGAGAACAGGCTCTGACTTTTTGTCAGCCTTTTTCGCTCTCGGCTTGCGTGTTTTCTTTTCGGGAACTTCGACGGTAGGAGTCTCAGCAATAGGAGCCTCAGCAACTGTTTCAGCAATCGGGGCAGTCTCGGCTACAACTTCTGCCTTCTTTACCGCTGGCTTTCTGCCACGCTTCTTGGCGGACTTTTCAGCGACCGGTGCATCTGCAATGACAGAAGTCTCCACAACGGCTGCTTCAACAACTGCATCTTCAGCTTTTTTCTTGCGTGTTGTTTTCTTAGCGGTATCGGTTTTAGGACTTGCAGGTTTTCTCGGCATTGTTCATGCACCTCCGTGTTTTTTTTTTCTAATTATAGCATTTTTATAGAATTGTGTCAAGCCCAAAACAAGCGATTTTTCGCAGAAAGGAAAGAATTATGATCCAGAAATATGAATTCAATGATACCACACAGCTTTCCCCGCACTTCAATATCAGCGAGTTCCGCTGCAAGTGCGGTAAGGAGCATGAAACGCTGAACAATCCGGAGCTTATTGAAAAGCTCGAAAAGCTGTTCACTGCCCTCAATTGCAGTAAGATCATCGTGACCTCTGGTTACAGATGCACGGCACATGATAAGAATGTGGGCGGCAGCGGTACAGGTCAGCATACCATCGGCAATGCGGCGGATATCTGCTGCTACGGTCAGGACGGTCAGCCGATCAGCTCTAAGGTGGTCTGCTGTAAGGCACAGGATATCGGTTTCATGGGTATTGCCAACATCACCGCCGCCTACATCTATACGCATGTTGATGTGCGTGAAAAGGGCAAATGGTACGGCGATGAGGTTCACGGCAACAACACTGTGACCGATGATTTTTACAAGTATTTCGGAGGCGAGGATATGAAAGGTATTGATGTAAGCGTTCACAACGGCAATATCGACTGGAACAAGGTTAAGGCTGACGGCATTGAGTTCGCTATTCTGCGTGCAGGCTTCGGCAGACTCGAAAAGCAGAAGGACGAGAAGTTTGAGCAGAACTATGCCGGTGCAAAGGCGGCTGGCATTCCGGTCGGTGCGTACTGGTATTCCTATGCGATGGATGAGGACGAGGCAAGACTGGAAGCGGATGTGTTCCTGTCCGTTATCAGGGGAAAGCAGTTCGAGATGCCTGTATACTTCGATCTGGAAGAGAAAAAGCAGTTCGACCTCGGCAAGGAGAAGGTCTCCGCAATTATGAGAGCATTCCTTGAAAAGGTCGAGAAAGCCGGTTACTTTGTCGGTCTGTACGGCTCTGCTTCCTCTCTCACCACGCACACTGCCGATGACATCAAGTCTCACTACACGATCTGGCTGGCGCACTGGGTGGACAAGACCAACTACAGCGGCGTATACGGCATCTGGCAATACAGTGAGAAAGGTCATGTGGACGGCATCAGCGGCAATGTGGATCTGGACATCTGCTACAAGGATTTCCCGACCATTATCAAGGGCAAGGGACTGAACGGCTGGAGCAAGGCAAATCCTACGCCTGCGCCGACAGAGCCGGACACCGATGTCAGCGTGACCGTCACCATCGGCAAGGACACCTACAAGGGTACGCTTGTCAAAATCTGATTTCTTTTCGGGCAGGGGTTATCCTCTGCCCTTCTTTTTTCATATATTGTGCAGCTATCATCTGCGAGGGGGTATGTGATGACAAATGAACAAAAGCAAGCGATACGTTCAATGCGTGAAGTCGGTGTTGCAATTCCTGCAATTTCTGCACAGCTCGGTCTTTCCGTAAATACGATCAAGTCCTACTGCAAGCGACACAGCATTCACTCCGGCAATCAGTCTCGCAAAAACATCTTGTTCTGCCTGCAATGCCACACGGAGATTCCACAAACTGAGCATCGCAAAGCAAAGAAGTTCTGCTCCGATAAGTGCCGCCAATTGTGGTGGGCTGAAAACACGGCCTTGATTCCACGAGATTCACAGATTGAACGTATCTGCCCTGTGTGTAAGACCTCATTCTTATCATACAAAAGCAAACATCGCATTTACTGCTCCCGCACCTGTTACGGTAAATCGAAGGAGGTATACGATGCTCAAAAATAATGAACTTTTCGATAAGATGTACCGCTACCAGAGGGTTATGTCGTGGGTGCGCAATCTCTTAAATAAGTCCCTTATCACCAAAGCAGAGTACGCTAAAATTGATACAATGATGGCAAAGAAATACGGCGTATCTTCGTGCAGCATATTTCGCTGAAATCCGCGTAAAATCGTTGACTTATCGCTCGATAGACGGTAACATGGTAAGCGAAGGAGGTGTTGCTGTGTGGATAAAAATGACCGCATAGTAGAGAGGGTTCAGTTCCCCAACAAGCCCACTGTCAAGCTGCTGAGAACGGCTGCTTACGCCAGAGTGTCCAGCGGCAAGGACGCAATGCTCCATTCCCTGTCGGCGCAGGTCAGCTACTACAATTCTTTAATCCAAAGCAATCCCGAATGGCTGTTCTGTGGCGTGTACGCAGATGAAGCCCTGACCGGAACCAAGGATAACCGAGAGAACTTTCAAAGATTACTCTCCGAATGCCGAGCCAGAAATATCGACCTTATCATAACAAAGTCGATTTCCCGTTTTGCCCGAAACACTGTCACACTGCTGGAGACTATCCGTGAACTGAAAGAACTGAGTGTGGATGTCTATTTTGAAGAACAGAACATCCACTCGATCAGCCCGGACGGTGAATTCATGCTGACACTCTTAGGCTCGTATGCACAGGAGGAAAGCTACTCCGCAAGCGAAAACCAGAAGTGGCGTATCCGCAAGGATTTTGAACAGGGACGGCTCGGCAGCATTACAATGCTCGGTTATGAACGCAACAGTGATGGCACGCTTATCATTGTCCCCGAAGAAGCGGAAATCGTCAGAATGATTTTCAATGATTATCTCAGCGGTATGGGTAAAAACGCAATTGCAAATAAGCTGCTTGCGATGGGCGTTCCGACCAAAGGCGGCGGCATATGGACTGCGTGGTCGATCCGCCGCATTCTGAAAAACGAAAAATACTGCGGCGATCTGCTTCTGCAAAAGTCCTACCGTGAAAACCATATCACGAAAAAGAAGATTAACAACACCGGACAGCTACCGCAGTATTATGTGGAAGAAGCACATGAACCTATCATCAGCAAAGAAACCTTCATTGCCGTGCAGGAACTTCTAAGGGCGAAAAAAGATTATTATACACCTGACACTCCGACAACCGGTACCTACCCATTTACAGGTATCATTCACTGTGGCTGCTGTGGGAAGTACTACCGCAGGAAGGTTCAGCGATATCGCACCACTTGGATCTGCTGGACTTACAATGCGAGGGGGAAGAAATTCTGTCCGGAGTCCAAGCAGATACCGGAAGATATCCTATATGACAAGGTTTGTGAAGTGTTGCGGCTTGACGAGTTTGACAACGAGGTATTCCAGGCTGAGATTGAGTCTATCACAGTTCCTAAACCGAATGTGCTAACTTTCATCTTCAATGACGGTCACGAGCAGACAGTCCGCTGGGAAGATCATTCAAGATCAGAAGCGTGGACGGCAGAGAAACGCTCCCAGGCAGCAGCGTGTGGGAAGAAAGGTGCGGCAGCAAGAGAAAGGAGAAAGAAGCAATGAGCAAGGTAACATTTATCCCGGCAAAGCTTGATAGAGCGACATTTGTACCTCTGGATCAGCCGAAAAAACGCAAGGTTGCCGGATATGCACGAGTTTCGACCGATTCCGAAGAACAGCAGACCTCCTATGAAGCACAAGTTTCCTACTACACAGAGTACATCCAAAAGCGTGCAGACTGGGAGTTTGCAGGCGTGTATACGGATCAGGGTATCTCGGCTACCAATACAAAACACAGAGATGGTTTTAATCGAATGATCGCAGATGCTTTAGACGGTAAGATAGATTTGATCGTTACGAAATCGGTATCCCGTTTCGCACGAAACACTGTTGACAGCCTGACAACTGTCAGAAGGCTGAAGGAAAAAGGCGTGGAGGTCTACTTCGAGAAGGAGAATATCTACACGCTTGATTCTAAGGGCGAATTGTTTATTACGATTATGAGTTCATTGGCACAGGAAGAATCACGATCTATTTCTGAGAATGTAACGTGGGGACAGCGAAAGCGTATGGCGGACGGCAAGGTCACAATG